CTAATGATGCTATAAACCAACATTGCAGGTATACGGTAAAACACAGTATACCTCATCCACAGAATCCAACAAAAGAATTAGAAATGTCATTTATCCCAGAAGGTGATGTATACCGATTGACAGCACGAAGTAAGCTGCCACAGGCAGAGAAGTTTGAATCATGGGTATTTGATGAAGTATTGCCACAAATCAATCATACAGGTGGATACAGAGTACCTCAGAATCCAATGAAAGCATTACAACTTATGTTCGATGCTCAGAAGTCCATAATCGAGGATCAAAGAGAAACGAAGTATCAGGTTGAAACACTGGATAAGCGTATGACCTTCCATGAAGAAGAACAGGAATTGAGTAAAAGGCAGTATGACTATATATCTGGTAAGGTGAGTAATCGTCTAAAAGAAGTAAAAGAGGTACGTGATTGGCATTTGAATCCTAAACAAGCAGGAGAGCTACGGCACGGGCTTAATGGTGATATTTTGCGATATATGGGTGTTAGATTTAGAGGTTCTATTGCAAGAAAAGATTTTGAAAAGGTCTGTCAGTTTATCGAGGGATGGGACCCGTCAAGCGTGACATTACAAAAGATTTCGGAATTGGAAGAAGTGGAATAATGATGTGGGAATACATAGTAATCGGTCATGCAGTATTAACAATATACCTAGTTATCAACATGTACAACACCCTGCGTATGGGGGTTATATGCGACCCGATTGTTTTGCTGGAGAATCATTATGAAAACCATCTATAACCGCATGGATCCAGACCACTACGATGATGAGTGGCAGCTGTCAGCAGACGAGCTGGCAGACCTGCAGGCGGAAGATGCAGAAGCTAAGAAAGAAGAAAGGATTACAGAATATGAATGACATCATGAAAAAGGTCATTGTATGTCCCAAGTGTGGGAAACAGGAATATTACGGTATGCTGCACTGGAGAGACGGAAAAGAAATGTGTCGTAAATGTATCTATGACGTGTGGGAAAGTGAAGGACCTTGGAGAAGAACCCCAAGTGATGAAGTTTTCCCGATCTACGAGGATGGCAAAGATTACACACTTATGACAGCTACTGAGCGTAGCACAAAATCAACACAAGAAATATTTTAAGGAGGAAGAGATATGTTACCAGCAATAAAAGTCTGGAAAATGGACTACAGTTTTATCATCAAGAATTATCTTAACCCTGCATTATGGCAGAAAACATGGACGCTGTTTGAGTATAAGGATTTTGTCATCACTATCAAATTGACAAAAATTGAAACGGAAAATATGAGAATTGTGTTTCGCCTGAACCTGCGGGACAACAGTAGACCGAATACATGGGGAGATCAAGAGGATGTATCATATTCCCTCAAAGGCAGCAGTATCAAATTTCTTATTAAAAACATAAACGGAGCTATATTCAGAATGATCAGTTATCACGAAAGGAACCATGTGCTTGAAGATTTACCCGTATATATAGATGCTAAACAGCAGGGTGATATCGAAATAGAGAAATTAACTGTCTTAGCATCCGAATTTTTGGACGACGAAGGCGTTACAAACGAGGAAATTAGAGAGGCGTATATTGACAAGTATGTAGATGATAACAAGCAAAACGATAAATACATTCAGAGGCTACGTAGCGCATACGAATATCATTTACTGACTGACTTTTATCTCGTGTTTGCAGAATCAATAGGTGACGATGCAAAGTATCAAACAGTCATGGATAAGCTGGAAGAGAACGAGATTGAAAATGTCTTAAAAGAAATCAACCAGTATAAGACATACATTGAAACAGACGATTATCAGGAGGAAATGAAAGGCCTTCTGGAAGAAATTTAGGAGGAAAATGTATGAGCAAAGTAATATGTGTTATGGGAGAGAGCGGAAGTGGTAAAACGACCGCAATGCGCAATCTTCCACCGGAAGAAACAGTATATATTGACTGTGATAAAAAAGGTCTCAGCTGGAAAGGCTGGCGCAATGAATACAATGCAGACAATAAGAACTACATGGTCAGCGATGATGCAGACAAAATTATGCGTATGCTTGTCAAAATCAGCGACAAGCGTCCAGAAATCAAATATGTAGTCATTGATACAATCAATGGCATCATGGTGGGCGATGAAATGCGCAGATGCAAAGAAAAAGGCTACGACAAGTGGATGGATCTTGCACAGTGTATATGGAATATGGTGGACACCGCTCCTACGCTGCGCGATGATCTCAATATCATATTTACAGCACATACGCAGACAGAGCGCGATGACAGCGGTTATATGTTTACTCGCATCAAAACGAGCGGAAAAAAGATTGACAAAATCTGTCTTGAAAGCAAATTCACAACCATCCTGAATGCAAAAGCTGCAGGCGGACGCTATGTATTTGAGACACATGCCAAGAACAGTACAGCAAAAACGCCTATGGGAGCATTTGAAGAGGATGAAATTGATAATGACATTATGGAAGTTATCAAAGTATTGGAGGAGTATTGACATGACGAGAAGTTTATATGAAATCAATGCAGCATACTTGCAGCTGTTTGAAAGAGTTGATCCAGAAGCAGGAGAGATTCTGTTTACAGATGAGGAATTGGATGCAATCAAAGAAGAATTTGAAGTAAAAGCTGATAATATCGGCTGTTTGATTAAAGAGGTGAAGGCACTGATCAAGGCAAGAAAAGAAGAAATCGATGCTCTTAAAATGAAAAATGATTCAGACCAGAAGCGAGTCGATCATTTGGAAAAATACTTGTTAAATGCGTTGATGATGCGTGGTAAAAAGAAACTTGCTACCGCCAGAAACACCATAAGTACGAGAAACACAAAGTCAGTTTCTATTGATGCAGAAATTCTCATACCTAAAGAATATTTAAAAGTGAAAACAGAAACATCGCCGATGAAGAAAGAAATCGGTGCAGCACTGAAACAAGGAATTGACGTGCCTGGCTGTAGTTTAGTAGAGAAAACGTCATTAACAGTTAAGTAGGAGGATAAAATGGAACCAATCAACGGATGGAATGAATTAGAAGAAGCTGGAAGTTTTGAAAAAATTGAGTTAGGCGGACACATATGTGCAATCGTTGGCGCGCGCACAGAAGTATCTAAAAGTGGAAACAAGATGCTCGTTATAGCATATGACTTCGCACCAGAAGATAAACAACCAGGTTATTATGGTGCAATGCTTGCAGCGGATAGAAAGAAAGACCCGAATGCAAAGTGGAGAGGTACATATTATCAGGGGTATGGAACAGAACAGTCAAATCCATATTTCAAAGCTTTCATCAACCGGATACTGGAATCTAATCCTGGATACATATGGTCTTGGGATGAAGGAAGCCTGAAAGGAAAGAAATTCTGTGGCGTATTCGGTAGGGAAGAATATCTGAATGATAAAGGAGAATCAAAATTTTCTACTAAGTGTATGTATGTGAGGGCTGTCTCTGAAATTGACAACGTAACAATTCCGGAAGACAAGCTGCTAAAAAAGACAAGCGCACCTTCTGGCGGATTTACACCACAGCAGGCATATGCAAGTCATCTGGATATAAGGGATGATGATCTTCCTTTCTAAGCAATGAGCAAGTTGTATAAGCGCAACGGTGTCTATTGCATAGATGCCGTTGCATTAAAACAAACGGATGAAATGTTTCTTGATTGTGGAGATACGCTGGAAGTCGATATAAAGCTCATTGATAGACGGCATATAACAGATAAACAAAGGCGCTTTATCTTCGCTTTATGCGGAGAGATAGCACGATATACGGGCTATGATTCAGAATGGGTGAGAATGGAATTACAACAACAGTATGCATCAGTAATGGAAATAGAAGTGGAAAGTCTGTCTTCCTGCAGCATGACCTACGCAAACGGCTTAATACGGGCTATTATTGACTATTGCATATATAACGAGATACCGTTCGCAAAGAAGATTATTGCGGACTACGATTATACATTCGACGAAAAGCAATCATATGCGTTGGCTTTAAAAAGAAGATGTGTAATATGTGGGAAACACGCTGAGATACATCATGTTGATGCGATAGGTGCCGGAAATAACCGTCAAAAGATATCGCATGTTGGAAAACGTGCCTTGCCATTGTGCAAGGGATGCCATATAAAATGTCACACGATAGGTAATGAGATATTCATACAAGAGAATCACTTATCACCTTTTATCATTGATAAGAAAATGGAATATTTTATCAAAAAAGGCGAATTAAAGGTGTTTGATGATGATTAACTACCCAGACGGACGTAAGTATACCTCTGCACAAACACCTACTGAAAAGCCTAAAAAGAGCAAATACGGAGCGGTTAAAACAGAGGTGGATGGGATAATGTTCGATAGTAAGCGCGAGGCATCCAGATATCAAGAATTACGGCTACTGGAGCAGGCAGGGGAGATAACAAACCTCCGCCTGCAGGTGCCTTATATACTCTTTCCAAAAAATGAGCATGGAAGATCCTTGAAGTATATTGCAGACTTCGTCTATAACGACGATACAGGCGCTCTGGTAGTCGAAGATGCAAAGGGACACTCTACAGACGTTTATAAGATTAAACGGCGCCTAATGGCGGAATTAAAGGGTATTGAGATAAAGGAGACATAAAATGAATTGGGAAGATATGAAAATCCTCGTAGAGAAATGCGTGCCAGAACAGTTGCTTAAAGAGTACGATATGTGCATCGAAATAAGCTGTACAGGCGCCAACACGGACGAAACACGAATCGAGATAGACTACAGCAAATGTGAGATTTTTGTCACAGAAAGCTAACAGATTGAGGTGGTGAGGATTGGAAGAATTAGGAACATATGTGAATTTATTTCGAAAATTCACTGAATGGGAATGGTACAAGGATGTGCCTGTGAAAACACTGTTCCTACATTGTTTGATCAGAGCTAATTACAGAGCTCAGAAATATAAAGGGAGGACTATAGAACGAGGAAGTTTCGTGACATCCCGAAAAAATTTATCTTTAGAAACAGGGTTGACAGAACAACAGGTTAGAACAGCATTGGGCAAATTAGTGGACACTAAAGAAATAACCAGAAAAACAACCAACAAGGAAACGGTCATAAGTGTAGTAAACTACGACAAATATCAGCCTAACAGGCTAAGTAAAGACCAGTCAATCAACCAGCAGGATAACCAACAAGCAACCAATGAGCAACCAACAAATAACCAACAAATAACCAACAAATAACCATCAATCAACCACAATATAATAAAGATAATAAATACAATAAAGAAAATAATCTTTTAAGTAATATAAACAGCCTTCCTGTTTCTCCTTTCCCGGATGTTGAAAAACAGCTTGAAGAAAAAGAGCAGGAACAACAAAAGTTATATGGTACACCAATCATAGAACTGTATGAAGAACGCTTTAACCGCTTATTATCACAAAGGGAGCTGCAAATAATCTGCCAATGGAAAGAGGAGTATGACGATAAGCTATTACGTTATGCATTCAGGGAAATGTTGGTACAGGATAAAAACAGTGTTGATTATGTTGATCGTATCTTATTAGATTGGAAAAAGAGAGGGCTGACAGCCGAGCAGTACGAGGGAGGAGAGAGATAAGTTTTTAATAAAAATATGACAACCTATGATAACATCCTGGATATCATCATAAGACGTCAAGGTGAGCTGGGCATCAGTAACCGTAAACTTGCAAAAATAGAGCACTACATGAGCAATTAAGTTTATTTTAAGGGAGGGAAAATGGAAAGCTATATCAAACATGGGGATTGTCTTGAAGTAATGAAAGATATTCCAGACAAAAGTATTGATATGATACTGTGCGATCTCCCTTATGGTACGACACAATGTAAATGGGATGTTGTTATTCCGTTTGATAAGTTGTGGGAGCAATACTGCAGAGTAGCAAAAGATAATGCAGCTATTGTTTTGTTTGGCGCAGAGCCGTTCTCAAGCCGCCTGAGGTTGAGTAATGTACAGATGTATAAATATGACTGGATATGGGATAAAGTCAAAGGCACCGGATTTTTAAACGCAAAGAAACAACCATTAAGAAATCATGAAGTGATATGTGTGTTTTATAAAAGTCAATGTACATATAATCCACAGATGACATCAGGACAGCGGAAAGTATCTTATAGGCGTAAAGGGTTGCAAACCGATGTGTATGGACAAGCAGATGAAGATTATATCTATGATTCCGCTGCACGCTACCCACGCAGTATACAGGTATTCTCGGCAGATACGCAGAAATGCTCATTACATCCTACACAGAAGCCTATAGCTTTACTCGAATACCTTATCCGGACCTATACAAATGATTACGATATTGTGCTTGATAATTGTATGGGATCTGGATCTACTTGCATCGCAGCG